GATACATCCGAAATGTCTACATCTTCCCAAACTGTAATGAATTTGACAGACAAAATAATAGAAATAACTTACTTTAAGGATAAAGTAAAAGTATTTAAGGGTATAAATAATAAATTACCAAAAGATTATCAACCAAAGATTAAGATTGAGATAATCACAAAATAAATCCACTTTTTTCATTATACATATTTATAGACGTACACTAAAATAAAAAGTATGTCAACAGAATTCGAGTTATTTAAAGGAAAAAATCTAAGTTCTCTTTTTGAAGATATCTATAATAATCAATTTTCAAAAAAACAAAAAATATCAGGTCTTATTGAAGAATTGAAAAAAATGGTTAAGCATACAAATGATGTTGCTGCCATAGGACCTGTTATATCATCACTAATTGATAGTTCAGTAAAAAATGATGACCAATTAGTAAAATTAGCAACAATAGCAATAAAAATTATAGCAGCTGATAAAAAGATTGAAGGACAAGATGGATTTCTTTCAGAATTTGAAAAAAATCAACTTCTAAAAGAATTAGAAGAAACTAAACAAGAGGTGGAAAGAGTAGATGATTTAGAATTTGAATTAGAAGAACTTAAAAAAGCAGTAAAGTAAAATGGCAGGATTATCATCGGGTAGAGTTGGTGTAAATAATTCTATTAATTCCAATAGTGCACCAGGATATGATTCTAAATTAGCATATGTTTATGATATAATTTTAGATGAAAACAATAAGTATGCGGTTGAGCAAAATGGATATTCTTCATACATAGGTGCAATAAGATTTAGGACTAGAGATACGGGCACTATTTCTGATGAAGAATTACCAATAGCATTTCCATTAGATAAAAATGTTAAAAATTTACCTGTTAGAAATGAGATAGTAGAAATAATTCAAATTCAAAGTGGTCATTGTTATTATCGTAAAATAGGAATGACTTTTAATCCTTCCGTTACAGCAGAAGACGATGCAATAGCATCTGAATTTGCAAAAGAAAATCAACTTCAAAATAATGCACAAGAGTATAACAATGTTGCAACTACAGGAATTTCAAATACAAATGAATCTAATAAATCTGCAACAAAAGGATATGGAAAGTATTATGAAGCAAAACAATATTTACATAATTTAAAATTATATGAAGGGGATTTTTTGATAGAAGGTAGATTTGGAAATACTATTAGACTTTCTGGATATAATAATGTTGATAACAAATATGCTCCATCTTTGATATTAAGAAATAATGAAAGTGGTATAAGTAAAACTGATAAGTACAAAGAAAATCAAAGTGTAGAAGAAGATTTTAATAGAGATGGTAGTATAATAGCTATGACATCTGAGCAATTTGAATTACCATTTACACCCGGTACTTTATCAGATAAAGGTTCAACTGATTTTGAAACAAAACCAGCTTCTTTTACCAATTATCCAACAAAATTAATTGGAGACCAAATATTAATAAATTCTGGAAGAATAATTCTTTCCTCTAAAAATGCAGAAATGATGTTCTTTTCTAAGAAAAATTATGGTTTTATTTCTGATGGTGGATTATCAATAGATAATAAGCTTGGTATGGATGTAACTGTTGGCGATAATATAAACTTTGTAACAAATGATAGAGATGTGGTTTTTTATACAGGCAAAGGTTCTATATTTTTAGGAAATGACCAATTAGAACCATTAGTGAAAGGAAAGCAATTAGTAAATATTTTATCAGAACTTATTGATGCTATTACCCAGCAAATATTTCTTACCCCATCTGGGCCAACAGCAGAGGGACCTACAAATTTATCTCAATTTGGAAATATTAAATCAAAGCTAAATGATATATTAAGTAAGTTAAATCAAACATCATAATGCCAAAGACAACAATTATACCTATTACTCAAAATGATTTGCAAAATACAATTCAACAGCAAAATCAGCAAACACAGCAATTAGCAACACAATTACAACAAGCTACCTCTCAAAATCAACAATTAGTTTCTCAAACAACTTCTCAAATAAGTGGACAGGCAGGTGCCGTAGCAGGACAAGCAGGTGCATTGGTAGGACAAGCAGGTGGTGCTTTGGCAGGACAGGCAGGTGCCGTAGCAGGACAGGCAGGTGCTTTAGCAGGACAGGCAGGTGCTTTAGCAGGACAAGCAGGTGCCTTAGCAGGACAGGCAGGTGCTTTAGCAGGACAGGCAGGTGCTTTAGCAGGACAGGCGGGCGCGATAGCGGGCGCAGCTACTGGTGCAGTTGCGGGTATTGTAGGAGCTATAAAAGGATTTAAATTACCAAAGTTACCAAAAGTAAAAGAATTTAAACCAAAAAAACTTAAAAAACCAAAATTATTTTCGAACAAAGATAAACTTGCTAAAATAAAAGATGCAAAAATACCTAAAAGTCCAAAAGTACCAAATATTCCAAAACTAGATGCATCAGTAATTACAAGCGCGGTATCTCAAGCTCAAGGTGCGGCACAATCAGCTATATCGCAAGCAAAATCTTCTGCACAATCAGCTATTTCTCAAGCTCAAAGTTCAGTACAAAGTAGTGTTCAACAAGCTCAATCACAAATACCAACATCAACTAATTATACAAATAAATAAAATATGTCTTGGGCATTATTTAAATCTAATATATTAAAATATGCAAATAATCCAAATAGTTTGCCTGATTTAAAAAGAGTAGCAAAACTTTGGACAACAGAGTATGATGCTGCGATAAAAAGAGGATATGATACCTTAAATTTTGTTAAGGTAAAAAAAGGTAATACTAAATTAATGGAGGAACTTGTTTATGCAGTTTTATTAAAAGGACAATCATCCAAACAACCTTATGATTTAGTAGGTGAGCTTGGTAAAGCAGTACAGGCATATTGGACAGGAGCAGTATTAAATGAAGTACCAATCCCATTCATACCAGCTGTTGGTGCGACTGCAAATATAGCTGTAACATCAAATATAGTTACTAATATTGGTACATGGACACCTCCCCAGCAAGTATTAGCACCACCACAAGACCCGCCGGTTAGTGTTAAAGAAGATTTAGAAAAATATAAGGAAAGCCAAAAAACTTATGATGAAATTTTTAAAACAACAATCGTTATATATGATGATAGATTGCCAACACCAACTCAAATAAAACAAAGTGTTATTGAATATAAAAAAGAATTGGGATTGGAACAAGGAGATGATGCCGGTACATCTGATGTTCCGGAAGAACAACCTGAAGATAAACCAAAAAAGAAAATAGATCCTGTAAAAGGTGATAAAAAACTATATGATGCAGTTGCAAATGGAATTTGGCCGGGTATTGGGCAGTATGGAAATTTTGAAGTGGATATTCCAACTACATCTAAACAAAGTTGGTACAAAAAAGGAACAGACAAATTTCCATTAACAAACCAACTAACTACATCAAGTGAAATAAATGAATACCTTCAAAAAACTGGTGGTAAGGGTGTTAGAGTTTGGTTCAAATTAAATCCAGAGTATTTAAAACAAAATTGTGCTAAAATAATAATACCAACTTCTAGCGGAAGTACTTCTGTTTTGGTTCACAAACAATTAAAAGCAGTTGTTGAACCTGCATTTAAAAAAATCGAAGCAAAAGGATTTCAAAAATATATAAAAAATTGTGGTGGTGGGTTGGCTCTAAGAAATGTAACAAATGGAACACGCTTATCAAATCATAGTTGGGGATTGGCAATAGATATGAATACCGAAATATATCCATATGGTTATAAATTCGCTACAGATGGTATATATTCTGGAAAAACAAAAGTTAGAGATTTTAATGATTTTGATTTAGGATTTTTGGAAGTTGCAAAAATTTTCCAAAATGAAGGTTTGACGTGGTTAAAAAACAATGACCCTATGCACGTATCAATTTATGAATAAATTTAAATATTATGTCAATAATCAGTCCTACAAAAAATACATCGTTAATAATAGATGATTTTATTCAATATGCAACACAGCATTTAACTACAGTTAGTGGTATAGTAAATACCATATCTTTATATCCAACAATACCAGTACCAACTCCTGCGCCCGGTGTTTTAAATTGGACGGGTTACACAGTACCACCGGCAGCGCCAACACCATCACCTTCTCAAGAATTATATGATAAAATTGATTGGAGTAAAACTGATTTGGACCCTAATGACCCAGAAGTTCAGGATATTATAAATCCTAATTCAGCAAAAATAGATGCAATAGCAATAGAATATAAAAAATATCAAGCATCAAATCCCAATGAATATAAAGATTCAAATTCTGAACAAGAATCTTCAAATGCAGCAAGCCAAGTAAATCAAATAAAAGCAGAAAAATTAAACCAAATATTAATTGACCAAGGTATTATAAAATTACCACCCGCTCAAAATATAAAGACTGGATATAAAAATTTAGATGAATTACTACAAAAAGCAGGGCAGTGGGCTAGAACTCTTGGTAAAAATCAAAGAGTAAGTTATCCAAATTTAAAAAGCGGATATATAAAAGGAGTACATGGACTTTGCCCACAAGGAACACAGGCTGTAGTTACCGCCTTGACTGGTATTCAAGGGTTAGGTCAAATTAGTGGAAATGCGGATTGGTTTTCATTTAAAAATCCATCAACTGGTGGTGGTGTATCAACTTTTGCAAAATCAATAGGTGGAAAAATCTACTATGAAGATAAGAAAAAAATAGTAGTTCCTAATGGCTCAAATGGTGCTCCTGATTTTACAAAATCCTATATAGGAAACCCTGCTGAATGGCAAATTGGGGATATAATCGTTATGGGATATACAAATAATAAACCATACGGTCATATTCAGGTATGGACTGGCTGGAATTGGGTAAGCGATTTTACCCAAAGAGGTATTCAAAAAAACCATGTTGATACAAATACAATAGCATTATGGAGATTAAATCAGAATGGAAAAGCAGCAATCGAATCCCAAAAAAAAGTATAAAACTTACAAAAATCAAATCTAAATATTTATTAACATAACAAATAAAGGATTATGAACACAGACAAATTAATTCAAGCAATTCAAATATTGATTAAAGAGGAACTAAAACAACAACTTCCTACCATTGTTAAAGAAGTTGTAGGTTCTGAAATGAAAAAAATATTAGCTGAAAAAAAACAACCCAAAAATACTGAACTTAGTATGGCAAAAGCTATTTTGGGTGATGATAAACCTAAAGTGGTTGAACAAAAAACCTATACTAAAAATCCAATGATTAATCAAATACTAAATGAAACTAAGGCAGGATTATCAAACAATGAAGGTTACAGGACTATGGCTTTTGGAACAAATGATATGGGTTCAATTGTAGGTAGAACAGCAATGGCTGAAAAAATGGGTTATGGTGAATTTGCCGGAGGTGGACCTCACAAGACTGGATTGGGTGTTCAAACCGGCGTAGCTGAATTAGATAAAGCATTGAATAGAGATTATTCAGAGCTTGTAAAAAGATTTAAAAAATAATGGCTATTCTATTAGGTAAAAAAAGAGTATTAGATACTAAAGAGTATAATGATTTCGCTATTGGTATAACATTACCATTACAAATAGGAAATTCTGCTTTTAATCAATCTTATACAACTACTGAACAATTAAGTACAAACATTAAAAGTCTTCTTTTGACTAAAAGATTTGAAAGAATAATGCAACCAAATTTAGGAAGTGGTTTGCAGGAACTTTTGTTTGAACAAAATACTGAAGATTTACCCGATAGAATAGAAGAAACAATTAATAATTCTATTAATAATTGGTTACCCTATGTTGAAATAAATTCAATTGATATTCAGCAAACAAAAGAATTAAAAGATAATAATAGAGTTGAGGTTTCTTTAAAGTTTAGATTAAAAGATAATCCTAATATGGAAACTCTAACATTTACTGTCTAATTAACAAAAAATGGCATTAAAAAGTATAAATAAAAATTTTAGAAATAAAGGTAAAGATATTAAGTATCTAAATAAAGATTTTAGTTCTTTTAGAAGCAACTTAATTGAATTTACTAAAAATTATTTTCCAAAAACGTATAATGATTTTAATGAAACATCTCCTGGAATGATGTTTATTGAAATGGCATCATATATAGGTGATGTTCTTTCTTATTATGTGGATGATACATTAAAAGAATCATTATTACCATATGCTGAAGATAAAAAAAATGTTTTAGCTTTGGCGCAATTTTTAGGATACAAACCAAAAGTTACAAGTCCAGCAGTAACTAAAATTTCAATATACCAACTTGTTCCTTCAATTGGAACTGGGATAGACAATAAACCTGACGAAAAATATTTCTTAAAAATAAAAGCAGGACTTAGAATAAAATCAAAAACTAATGGGATATTATTTAGAACAACAGATATAGTAGATTTTTCTGACGAAACAGAAAGAGAAACAACCATATATCAACGAAATATAACTACTGGAGAACCTACATTTTATTTATTCAAAAAATATATAGATGCAATTTCTGCAACAGAAGAAACACAAACTTTTACATTTGGAAATTATAAAGCTTTTGAATCAATTAAGTTGACAGAATCAAATATAATAGAAATATATGATGTAAGAGATTCTAATGGAAACAAATATTATGAAGTACCATATTTAGCTCAAGAAATGGTATTTATTCAAGAACCAAATTCTCCATCTAACGATCCTGATTTATATCAATTTAAATCAACTGTACCTTACATTTTAAAAACAATAAAAACTTCAAGGAGATTTGTTACTAAAATAAATTCTGATAGTACAACTACCATACAATTTGGAGCAGGAGACCCTACGGCATCTGATGAATTATTGATACCAAATCTCAAAAATGTAGGATTGGGATTACCAAATTCCATAAATAGATTAGAAGAATCTTTTGACCCTACTAATTTTTTGAAAACAAAAACTTATGGCACTTCTCCATCAAATACTACAATTACAGTTAAATACTTTATTGGTGGTGGTGTGGATTCCAATATTACACAAGGAGAATTAACACAAATTGATGGAATAGAATTTGAAGAAGATTTATCACAATATAATACTAGCGAAAGAGTTTTATACGATAATATAAAAACATCAGTTGCGGTTGATAACGAAATACCAGCTATTGGTGGTAGAGATGGTGAAACAATAGAAGAAATAAGACAAAACGCATTAGCAAATTTTGGTTCTCAAAATAGAGCAGTAACTGCAAAAGATTATCAAGTAAGAGCATTATCAATGCCATCTAAATTTGGTGGAATTGCTAAAGCATATGCTGTAGCTGATGGTACTTTAGATAATAATTCACCATCATCAATATTAGCATCACCAAATGCATTGCAAGAATTTACTGATTTGGTTATGGGATTTGTAAATAAACCAGATACAGAAGAACCAAATTTAGCAAGTGTTAAATCTGAAATCACACAATTTTTAATTGGAAAAACTTCAAATGAAAATGAAAAAAACAATCCGTTTGCTATAAACCTTTATTTATTAGGGTATAATTCAAATGGGCATCTTACTACATTAAATAGAGGTATTAAAGAGAACTTAAAAACATATTTTAATGAATATAGAATATTGACTGATGGAATAAATATAAATGATGGTTTTATAATTAATATAGGATTGGAATTTGAAATTATATGTTTTCAAAATTATAATAAAAATGAAGTTTTAGCTAAATGTATAACTGATTTAAAAGATTATTTTATTATTGATAATTGGGGATTTAATCAAACTATAAATTTGAGTGAAGTTGAATTACTTATTGCAAATGTAGAAGGTGTACAATCAGTTCCAATGCTAAAGGTTATAAATAAATGTGGTGGTATTTATTCAGTAAATTCCTACAATATAGAAGCGGCAACTAAAAGTAAGATAGTGTATCCATCTTTAGACCCTTCAATTTTTGAAATTAAATACCCAGATTCAGATATTAAAGGTAGAGCAAGATAATGGCATACTATTTTTTAACAGCATCAAAAGATGCAGCAGTTTATCTTCAACAACCAAATCAAAATACTGGTTTGGATGAAATATTAGAAGTTAGTAAAGTATATTATGGAAATATAAAAGATATTTCACGTAGTTTTATTAAATTTGATGTTGGTTTTTTATCAGCATCTTTAACAAATACCTCTTTAGGAATGCAACAAGCGACTTTACTTCTAAAACAAACTAAAAGTGAAGAGATTCCATTACAATATACATTGTATGCTTACAAAGTATCTGGAAGTTGGGAAATGGGAATAGGAACAAGATTTGATAATATTTCTACACAAGGTATAACATGGAATTATAGAGAGGGTGATAGTAAATTAGATTGGCTTGAAAATACTTTGGCAGCAGGTACTGATGCAAATCCAAATAATGGACAAGGTGGAACGTGGTGGATTGCAAACGCAGCATCCCAATCCTTTGATTACCAAACAGCAGATATTGAAATGGATATCAAAGAAATGTTAAAAAGTTGGATGAGCGGTTCAATCAATGGCGGAACTCCAAATGATGGACTTGTTGTAAGACATTCGGATAGTTTTGAAAACGATACAAAAGATTATGGTAAACTTAAATTTTTTAGTAAAGAGACGAATACCATATATGAACCAAAAATAAGAGTTGGTTATAATGACCAAACATTTTCTACGGGCAGTTTATTGCCATTAACTACAGATGATAAAAAAATAGGAATTGTAAATTTAAAAAGCGAATACAAAATTGGTACTATTGTAAAACTTAAATTATTTGCTAGAGAACTTTTTCCTTTAAAAACATTTACAAATTCATTTTCATATAATACATCAAAATATTTACCACAAACATCTTATTATCAAATAAAAGACTTTGCATCTGATGACATAATAATTCCATTTAGCGATTATTCCAAAATTAGTTGTAATTCCGAAGGTAATTTTATAAATTTAAATCTTTCAAATTGGAAAGACGGCAGAGTTTATAAAATTGAATTTAGAATAGATAATGATGGTGTTTCAGATTATTATGATGATGAATTAACATTTAGTGTAGTTAAAAATTAAAGATGATAAAAACCGGTCTAAAAAATGATTCATTAGTAAACTCCATTGAAATTAGTGGGTCACTAAGTGTGCGTTCTAAAAATGATAATGGAATGTATGAATTTAGAGATACTGATTTAGAAGATGGTGTTGTTTTTGGAAAGCTTGTAAAACCAAAGTATAATGTAGATGAATTAATTAAATCTATTGATACTACAATTTTTGAATTATTACCTGTAGAAGAACCAGAATTACCTGAGACTGTATTAAAAGTAATATATGATGCTGCATTAGAAGATATTAGACTAAGAGATATAACAATAGCTGAACAAACGGATATTATTTTAGATTTGAGAGCTAAAGTTACTGAATTAGAAATTGTATCACAAAGTTTACGAGTAGAAATTGATGGTAAAGAACTTTTAGTAGCAAATGCAGATAATATAGCTGCTCAATCAACTAATAAAGTTTCAACAACAATAATTGATTTACAAAATGCAATACAAAGAGCAATTGCTGAATCTATTCAACGAGTTTCTTTATTTGCAAGAAATCAAGCATTAGAACAGGAGTTAGGTGCTTTAAGAGACCAATTATATGGTAAGCAAGGTAAATTGGCAGAAGGTGCTAAAGTAGGTGAAGATTTTTCAGCAAAAATAATTGAGGTTAAAAATAAAGATATTGGAGATATAGCATATAGAGCAAGAGCAAATAAAAACACAGAAGAATTTATTAACGGACCTACCTTAGAATTAACTAATTTCACTACAGATAAGGATACAACAATAACATTTAATATTTCTGGAGACCCAATTATTAATGTTCCTGGCTCAGTAACTTTAAAAGCAGGTGAAACTAAAAATGTTACATTAAAAGAAAATATTGGTTGGATTAGAGACCAAAAACCTAAAGGTTCTGTAGGTTTTGCTGGAGATAGAGAGTATAGAAGCTCATTAAAAATTAAATCAAGTGCAGGTTCTAGTTCTGAGGTTTCTTTATCAATATATTTAGAGAAGTTTAGGGGAAGTAGTTAAAAGTAAATAATATGGCATTACAATCAATAAAAAGTGTAATTGAAAATAAAGGCTATTTAATCGACCAAAAAGATAGGGCTATCTTTGAGTTGGGAGATTTACAATCATTTTTTGGTTTTAGTGAAAATGATGCCATAGAATTTATTGTTTATGATTCAAATGATAACCAATTGCCGCAAATAAATGGAGAATTGGTTAGGTATATAACACTATCAACACAAAATATAAATGATTATTTTTTAATACCAAACGGAACAATTTTTCAAAAATATCAACTTCCAAAAGAATATTTCATAGATGTTGAAAGATTATTAAGAGAGGCTGGATATAACAATGGTATATTTAAAACTCAAATTACTTTAATAAATAAAAGAGTTGGTAGTAACAATATTTTGGATAAAATGTGGATATCAGAAATATCGCCATCAAGAACGGAAGTGAGATTGTTCCCACTAATAAAGAACCAACCCGCTGAATTATTAGATAATTTAAAAGAGCGATATAACACATTTGTAAATAATAAAAAATTTAGAGAAGATTATATAATCCAAGCATTTGAATACATTGAAAAAATAAACCCTTCTTTAGTTGGTTCTTTTTTAAAAACTAAATATGGAGAGTCTTTTTTTCAATCAATGGTAAATGAATATAAAATACAAAGTTTTGATATTTTTGTTACTAATGTACATAAATTATTTATGGAAGCATGTATTTATGAATTTACAAATAGAATATCAGATATAAATGATATAAATTATGGTAAAGCAAAAAAAATTAAACCAAAAGTTACAATATATAGTAATGAATTGCAAGCATCTATACAAAAAATACTCGTATCTGTATTAAATAAATTTTTACCAAATCCAGATATTAAAAATACATCAACATTTGATTTATCTACAAATGAAAGTTTAGATGAGGTATCTACGATTTTACAAAAAACAACATCTGATGTTATAGTTGAGACTGGCAAACCAGTTGTTAAAACAATCGCTGTTGTAGAAAAAAAAGAACCTGTACTAAATACTGATATCAAATATAAATTAAAAAAACAATTACCAATAGACGAACCACCACCAATAATAAAATTTCCTAAAGATATGATTCCGCCGGTTGATGACTCAGGACCTATTATTGATATTATAAAAGTAGATGATATTCCTATAAAGCAATTTCCAATGGAGGATATTGTTATTTCAGACGTTATAATAAAACCATTTCCGGAAACTGATATAAGAATACCAATTCAAAAAGATTTAGATGAAAATTCAGATAAAAGAAATGATAAAATATTTGGCGGCGGCGGTTCTAAATTTAGAAGTATAGGTAAAAATAAATCAAATGGCGAAATAAATGTTGATGATTATTTTTCTAAAGAAATAGAAAATCTGAATTACGAATAAATATGGCAAGAATACTTGATATAGAGGATAGTTTAGAACCAAAAAGTGATGCACAAAAATTAGAATTTTTAAATGCATTAGAAAGCGGTGTTTCTGAAAATGGGGATGTATATATAAAAAACCCATCAACCGGCGCACCTATTCCGGTATCAAAAAAACCAGAATCAATTGGCACAATAAACTATACACCTGATTTCAGATTTGTTATCAATTCTTCTGAAAAAAATTCTTATGTATGTATAAATGGTGAAAATATATTTAAATCAACACCATATTCTTTTGATATAAATGTAGAAGATGTACTAAAGCAAAATAATAGTTATACTATTGAAGTAAAAAAAGAAGGGTATATTAATAATGAAAAATATATTATTGAAACTCTTTTAGATTACAAATATTATAAAGACGATTCTTTTATTAGGGATTTGACTCCTGTCGATAATAATTACAATCAATTTGACAAAGATGGGCTTCCAAATAGAAATTTTGATTCGGGCGCAAAACGAGCTTCAGAACCAGTTTTTGTAAAAGAACCAATTTATACTTTAAGGATAACAAAATACGAAAATGATATTCTTGTACCATATGATTATGATGTATCTAGTAAAATAAAAAATTTAGATTTTAATAATTTTAAATTAAAAGATAGATTACCAATTGATTATACACCTAAAGAAAAACTTGAATCTTTAGATATTTCTTTAAATGGGCCCGAGTTTTCTGCAATTTTATTAATAAATGATTCCGAAAGAATTGAATTAAAAAAAGGTGAAAATAATTTATTGTATCCATCTGGTACAAAGGTAAAAATTGTTGAAGCTAATAAAACTTTTAGAATTGTTAGTATAGTCTTAACGGGTAAAACAGAAAAAAAATTAATTGAAGCAGAGGATACATTAGAAAGTATAAAAAGTGATTTTATTTTAAAATCAAATTTGGCGATAGAAATAATATCAGAATTTATTAATATTACTGTAAAAGAATTACCAAGTTTATTTTTTAGTAATGAAAAAGAATTTTCTAAATATAATATTAATTCAAAAGCTGGAGTAGTTATTGGATTAAAAAAAGCTGGAAATTTAGATAATGTAAAAGCTTTTCTTAATAACCAAACTATTGATTTCGGAAATCCTTTTGAAACTGTAAGAGGAGAAACGGCAGCTATAGCAATACCTGAAAAATATTTTGATAAAATTGGTGTATATAAATTAAGTTTAGTACCATCAAATCAAGATGGAAATGGTGAATCAATAGAATCTATTATTAATGTAGTAAGTGAAGCATATGTAGGAATACCAGATATACGAAATATAATCTATCCTTCTACAATAAAAGGTAAAGATTATTGTGGATATGATGTTGATTTTGAAATAGCATGGCAATCAATAAATACTGATTACATTTTAATAAAACCTTTTGGTACTTCTACAACAACAAAAGCTCAGGCGGCTGGAAAAATTAAATTTAATTATGGTGAATTATTAAAACTTGCATCTAAACAAGATGGTAACTCAATTACTTTAGTATTAACACCCTATAATATAAGTGGTATAGAAAAAGTAGTTGGTAAAGATGAATTAATTATTATAAATTTTGAAAAGTCTAATAAAATAGTACCAAAAGAAACTGCAATAAATAGAATAGCTGAAGGATTTTTGGGACAATTGAATCCAAACATATTTGCAGAAGAAAACTCAAAATATTTAACGCACGTTTTACATTTAGGTAATGGTAATAACAAAATAATTACAACTTGGCTTGGGGATAGAGAATCTTTGATATTAAAACTATACGAACCAATATCAACAGCAATTCAACCAAATGACCAAGTATGGATTTCTAAAATTCAATCGAATCCTATAATAGAAACCATTTCAATTACTGGTATTGATACTGATGTTTGTCCACAATTAAGAGGGCCAAACTTTTCAATAGAGCCAGATACCGGACTTGGATTCGAAGTATTTACGGATTTAATAGCTAGTGGTTCTACAACTTCGGATTCAATAGCAAATAGATACTTAGAAAGTGTTGGCATTGATACCAAAAAATTGAATATACAATATTCGAGTGGTTCTTTCTATACATTTGAAAACTTTTCCCATTTTGGTTCAGCTACCGAAAGAGCAGAAAACTTTTTCTTTAAAATAAAATTAATTGAAAAATTAAAAAATAGATATAATGCATTATCTGCAAATACATTTACTCCACCATATGAGGCGTATGAAGGTGGATTGACAGCTGAAGCTGCTTCTACACATGAAGTAGTATTAACTTTAGATGGTGCTCAAATATTAACGGAAGATGGATTGTATGATATCCTTTGGGAAGTTCAGCAATTTACAAGTCCCAGTCAAGCTAATGAGGCAAAAAAAATATTAGCAGATTTAAATGCAGCAATTAGAAATTTAGATGGATTTGAATATTATTTATATAGTTCAACTGATTCATTAGCATATCCTAAACAAATATTTGTAA